ACTTGGCGGAATACGTGCGTTTAATCCAGCAGCACAAAAGTTTTATGAAAGCCAGAAACAAGCAGAGCTGCGGCGTTTAGTCCCTGGCGCTTTTGCTCCGACTGCCCCAGCTGCAGGTCCACTTACAAGTTTTCAAGTACCGTCCCAAGCGGCACCGTCAGGTGGCGCTGGGGCAAAAGGTCCCAAACCCCCAGAAGACCGCACAGCACTTCTTCAAGAAGACCTACAGGCTATGAAGCTTATGTCCGTCACGCAAGACGGCATACGCGATGCTCTTTTTGAAGGGAATAAAGAACTGGCAATCAGACTTGAGTACGATCAAAAAGTTGCAGATATTAACCGTGATACCGCCAAAGCACTGCTTAATGCTAATTACCAAACAGAAAAAGCTGTAATTCGCGCGCAAGAAATTGTGCGGACAAAAGATGCAGAACTAGACCGCGAAGATAAATTAAGAGAACTTGCACGAGATAAGCAAGAGCGTATTAAAGAAATAATGGACAAGCTAGATATGGAGCTTATACAGCTGACAGCTACAACAGACATACAAAAACAAGCAGTTCAATTTCTTGAAATAGAAAATCAACTAAAAGCACAGGGTATTGTTTTAACAGACCAAGATGCCGAGGCAATTCGCCGAAAAATAGCAGAAATTCAAAAAGTAACAAAAGAACAAAAAGCAGCCCAAGATCAAGCCAAATTTATTGAACAGCAATTTGCAGCTATAGGCGCTGGCGTTGGGGATTTACTAACGAACGCTTTTGATAATTTGATAAGCAAAACAAAAGACTGGAATGATGTTTTGCGTGACTCCTTAATGGCCGTAGGCCGTTTATTGATGATGGCAGGGCTAAATCTTCTTGCTGGCACTGACGGAAAAGGTGTGTTGTCGTTCTTGGGATTTGGCGGTGGTTTTGGTGCAAGAGCTGCGGGCGGTCCCGTTACTGGTGGTAAGCCGTACATCGTTGGTGAGCGCGGACCTGAGTTGTTCTTGCCCAGCACAGGCGGCAACGTCATGTCAAACAACGACCTGCGTTCTGCCATGGGTTCCAATTCCGTTGCAGCAGGTGCGCCAGTGCTCAACATGAGCTTCCAGACCACAAACATTGGCGGGGTCGAATACGTCAGCCGTGATCAACTGGAGCAAGCCATGGCAGCCACCCGCCGCCAAGCCGCCAGCGACGGAGCAAAACGAGGGATGACAATGACCTTAGATAAACTGCAGCAAAGCCCTGGCACCCGTAGCCGCGTGGGTCTCCGCTGATGACTGCTCAATTCCCCGGCATCAAACCATCAGAGCGGAGCTTCCGTCTCGGGCAGTTCCCTACGAAGGTATATCGCGCCTTGTCTGGCGCCACAGTCAAACGAGCCTTTGGCAACCGCGCCTACGGCTATGAACTGCAACTGACCTTCGCCAACATCACCGACACCGCAGCATCCCAGCTGATCGACCATTACAACGGCACATCTGGCGGCTTCAGTCGGTTCACCTTACCCGCCGAAACATTTGCCGGGATGGATGCGACGCTAACCAGCAAGATCCAATCGCCCACGCAAATCAAGTGGGAATACACCAGCCCGCCTGAAGTGCGTTCGGTTTACGTGGGACGTAACACTGTGACGATCAGCCTTGCCGGGGAGCTTGATTACTGATGAGCGAAATCCGCATCGCACAGTATTTCAAACTGACAACTGCTGGTGGTGTCGTTCATCGCTACCAGAATTATTTTGTTGGCGCCAGCAGTACATATCTGAGCGAGTCCTACAGCTTTGCTCCGTTTCAAGCATCTGGTGCGCTTGCCACGCTCAACGGCGACAACGAAACGCTACAGGTGCTGTTTCCGAATCTTGAGGTTGTGCTGCGGCTGGTGGAGCAAGCCAACGGCAACCGCCTGAGCACCTTGGCGTTCACAACAGCGTGGCTTAATGCCAGCGATCAAATCCTGACGCCGCTGACGGATTACTACATCGGCATTGGCGCCAGCTTTAGCGAGACCACTGTTGAACTGCGTTTCCGCTCTGCAATCGACAGCGTGGGCAGCGCCTTCCCAGCTCGAACCTTGACACGCGAAAACGTTGGCCCGCTGCCTCTTAACAGCGAGCTGTATTTGCGGTGAACGACCTAATCGGCTTGAAGCGTGCGTGGGGCGCCTACCCCGGCGATGGTTCAGGCACGGTCGATTGCTGCCTCCTGTTTGCCGAAGTTCGCCGCCGGCTCGGCTACTACGATCACACACCAGATTTTGCTTGGTACTTTGAGCGCTATACCGACGACACCTTTCCGCGTCGGATCATGGCGAAATGGCTGCTACAAAACGGCACGCGGCTAGATGGTCCTGAGCGTCACGCGGTTGTGTTGCTGCCTGGTACAAAGGGCGGCGCCATGGGTACAGTGTTAGACGACGGCAACGTTTTGTTTATCAGCGAGAGATCCGGCGTGGTGCTGGCTCCGCTTCCGCCTAATCACGGCCATTATTTCAGGCTTCACAAATGACCCGCCGCCTACTGCCCTACGAACACCAGCTGATTGCTGAGCTGGGCATTAGCGAGCAGGAATATCTGAACTTTGTACAGGCGCAATTTGATCACACAAAACTGCCTGAAGATCGCCTGTTACTGCCACAAAACGATCCGGGAACAATCGGTTTAGTTCTAACTATTGTTGGCATCCTGTTTCAGGTAGGCGCCGCGTTATTAGCACCAAAGCCAGAACTACCTTCGCAACAGGACCAACGCCGTAGACGCGATCAAGCATTTTCCCCGCGTTTCGGATTTAACAGCGCACAGGAGTTGGCGAAGTACGGCGATCCCGTCAATCTGGTTTATTGCAACACCGACCAAAACACAACGGGCGGCGTTCGCGTCAACACCTCAATGGTGTGGTCCGCTGTCAGCAGCTTTGGCTCCAGTCAGTTCATGCAGATGGCTGCAGTGATTGGCGCGTCAAACATTGATCCCACCGGCATTGATGTAGCCCGCACAGCCTTTGGTCAGGCAACCCTGCGTCAGTTTGGCGCGCAAAAGTATTGGCTGTATTTACGGCAAAACGGGATTCTGCGTTTTAGTGATCAACGTTTCGGCGCTGGCACAGATCCAACGAGCGTCAACGAGCCTGCATCAGCGTTTGTTTACCGTGCTGCCTTAACTGGAGCGCAAAAAGCAGAAGGTTTTAGCCAAGCGTTTTCACCGTCCACGATGACACGGTGCGGCGTTACGGCGCCAATTCCAATCAACGTTGTTTATCTGGATCGTGACGAAAGGGGTTCATCCAGCCTGCGGGCAGATCTAGGGATTGAACTGAACGGACGCGGTGGATATTGGCCCGACAACGTTTTAGATAACTCACGCCCGGTTGTTCCTGTTGGGACTGTATTTACCCTGCGTTTCAAAGGGCTTGCCAGCAATGGTGCCAGCGATGTACGCCAAGCCGCATCCGAGTTGCGTCGTACTTTGCTGAGCTACATAGACGCGGCGAGCACCTACAAGCTAGGCAGCGCCAAGTTTCGCGTTAAGGGTCAAATTCAAGATCTGGAGTTGGATAACGATGCGACCACCATTGATCTGGAATGTATCGAACCCGGCATTTGCCCAGAGGAAGATTACGGCACGCTCAACTACAAGGCCAATGAGCGCGAGGCAACAGATGAAATTAAACGCCTTAATGCAGAAATCGTAGAGCTGAACAGGCTTATTTCGCAGACGCCGCCGATTCTTACTGGCTCTGCATCAGCCCGCGCTGGCGAAATTACCAATCGAATCAATCAAATCAACGACCGTATTGATCAGATTGAGGAACTGCGTGACCGCAAATGGACAATCGCTGAAATCGAAGAAATTGCTGGAGATGACGGCAGTAATTTCAGTGGAGAAACAATTCACTTTGCAAACAAGGTAGAAGATGCCCGCGAACGCCGTCGTGAACTACAAAGTAAAATTGACGACGAACTTGACAAAGAACGCAACAGGCGGGACAGAGACAAAATCCGGCAATGGAAAGAAGAAATACGTGGCGTCAACCGCCGCCTGAAAAACCTGCAGGCGAAATTAGACGAGGCAATTCGTCAATATGGCTTTGCTGATCGCAAGGGGCGCAATCTGCGTGAAGATCGCAAACGTCTGCTACGTGAGCAAAACAACCTCAACAAAGAGCTGGCAGAAATCTACGGTGGCACCAGCAACGTTGATCTGGATGCCACAAATAGCCGCGCCAGTGGTTGGCAAAATCAAATCAACCAAAAGCAAGCCGAAAAGGCATATTACGAAGCTGTTCTTCGCAACCCGGAGCTGCTGAACGACTTCTTTAACACCAAATGTTTGGTGAAAATTGAGGAAGCAACTTACGAAACAATTACCCCCTGCCGTGTTGTTGATTTTGCGCTAAAAGCTCGCGTATTCAAGCGAGTACAAGGGCGGCAAAAGGTCTATGGCGAAGTCACCATGGACAACTACAAGGAGAGCGATAACGGTTACAAGCTGCGCTCCATGTTCTTCTGGGTCTGGTATCGCCGCACTGGCAATGACTGGACTCGCGTACCACGCATCTTTGTTGTCCGCCGTGGCGCAGACGTAGACAACTTCATTTCGCTCAAATTCATCGCAAACGACAACACCGGCAACTGGCAATTCAAGTTTGAGCCGATTGCTGAAACTGCTGCTGAAATGCGCCAGTACGGCTTCACTGATTTTGCCTACATCGAAAATGCCGGCAACGTTCAAACCATCAGCGGACCTGCAGGCGGTACGTTTACCTTCACCGGCAAACTACGCAACCGCGATGGACTGCTGGCACCCATTAACCGCAACCCGTCTGAACTTGACGAATGGGGCCTGTTCTCCATGCGCTCAGACACGCAGTTGAACTTCAGCTTTGATAACGGTCCAGAACTAGAAATTAAAGCTGTCACCGAACAATCAACCGAGGCGTTCAGTAATTACCCGCAGCTGTACAACAACCTGACAATGCTGGGCTTCAACGTCTACAGCGGTCAAGGCGTACAAGATCTGCGCTCCATGAGCGTCTTTATCAACAAAGGTCGCCTAGTGCGCCGCCTCAATGACGACGGGACTTACAGCGCAAATCCGGACACCGCCTCCAGCTTTGCACCCGAAATCTTCCTAGACACCATTCTTGACAACGTTGACGGCATCGGACAGTACGCCAAGGTTGAAGGTATTGATCTGCCTGCACTGGCACTGGCTAAGCGTTTCTGCCAACGCAACAATCTGTTCTTTGATGGTGTGATTGCTGAGCCGACTGCCTGGCGTCAATTCTGGGCAGAAATTGCACCGTATAGCCTGCTGGAACTTGGCCGGATTGGCGGCAAGGAAACCCTTATTCCTGCAGTGCCCTGCGACAACGCCGGCAACATCATCCGCACGGTGCAGATCCGCGCCATGTTTACCGCCGGCAACATCCTTGAGGATTCCTACAAGGAAGAATTTATTGACTACGGCAGCAGTGTTCAGGATCTAATTGCCACGGTGATTTATCGCAACACCGAACGCGACGGTGTGTTCCCGCGTAATGCCAGCGTGGATGTAAGTCTTGTTGGCGTGACTGAAGCAACCGCAATCCGTCAGACGTTTGACCTGTCGCAATACGTCACCAACAGAAGCCAAGCGATCATGTACGCCAAGTTGTTGTGCCAGCAGCGCCGCAACATCCGCCGCAACATCGAGTTCAAAACTTTCCCAACCGACAGCCCCCTGTCCCCTGGCGCCTACATCTACGTCGATGCCGGCCTACAGGAATGGCAGGGCATTTACAGCGGACAGATTGAATCGGGTGGCGCGTTAAACATCCCGCTGGCAGACACCATCCCCAACGGCAGCTACAGCGTGTTGCTTTACAAAGATGGTCAAAGCGTCATCACCACAACCGCCAGCATCAGCTCCAACGTGGCTAGCTCACTTGCCGGTTACGAAGGCTGGCTATTTGTGCTTGGAACACCTGCCAAGGCGAAGCGCACCTTCCGCGTGGTTGAAGTCCAGATGGATGAGGAAGGCGAAGTCAGTGTCCGGGCTGTGGAGCATCCCTGTGATAACTCCGGCCAGAGCTTGATTGCTGACTTTAGCGACGGGCTATTTGTCATCCGCTAGCCTGAAACTACGCATAACACGGTCTGATGGGCTTCTATACAGGTCGCTCCGGTTCCTTGGTGGTGGACGGGAAGCCTGTCGCCAAGATTCGTGATTGGTCGCTTGATACGACGGTTGAACTGATCAGTACGAACACCGTCGATAGCACCAGCAACACGTTTGTCCCTGGCATCAAAAGCGCCACCGGCAGCGCCACGCTGGTGTACTACAGGCTTGAGGCTGGTGAGTCTGCCACCTACAGCCAGTTCACGGCATTACTGGGCAAGATCCAAAAGGTTGGCGCGGTTGCCGAATCTGACCGCGTGCTGATGGAACTGAAAGTCGGCACCAACGCCAACGACAACATCCAGTTTTACGCCTACATCACCTCGGCACAGGTGGCGGTTTCTACGGGCGAACTGACTTCGGTGCCAATTCAATTTACGGTTGACGGCGACTTCATTGCCGGAGGCGTAATCGAATGACGGTATTCCTAGGCGTTCATGGTTCCGTAAAACTGCGCCGCAATACAGGCGTCATCCCGATTGAAGTTGCTGACAGCATTGACCCGGCAGATGTAAACACCAGCCTCAATCGCATCGGTTTTGATACATCCCTAGACAATATCCTTACTGGCGACCGCGTAGACATTACGACCACCGACGCACGCGGCTTGGTGTGTTTTGCCAGCAGTGCATGGGCCTCAGGCGTGGTGGAGCACTCAATTTCGGCTTACGTCAACGTCAACAACGCAGGCGGCCTACGGTTTTTCACTACCTTTTCCGATGCGGTCAATAACAACAGAGCTGCTGAACTGAGCACCTATGCCTTTACCGGCAACCCGCTTGCGATCAGCTACACAATCCGCGACGTTAATTACAACACGCTTGGCAATGTAACCAGCTATCAGCTCAACACCGACCGCGAAGCACTTGACGCCACAACCCTAAGCGATAAGTTCCGTAGCCAATTTGCAGCAGGACTAATCAGCGGCAGTGGAACGATTGACTGCCTGTTTGATTACACAACTAACGGCGAAAAAGAAACGCCCTTGGTGATGCTGCAGTTGATCCAACGTCTTGATATTGGCAGCGAATTTGAATGCGCGTTTTATCTGACCGACTCGGAAATTACGCCTGAAACGGAAACGATCTTTTATCAAGCAACCGCGATGGTCACGCGGGCTGGCGTCACGGTCAACACAACTGACACAATCCAGTGCGCGATTGATTTTGTAACCACAGGCGAGATTCGGTTGCTGGTGGGACGCCCTGCCGATTACATCCTCAAGGAAGACGACGACCGCATCCAACTGGAACAGTCTCTCAACTTCCTGCTACAGGAAACGACTGATTAAACTGACTTTACGGCCGCAGGCACTGGAGGCTTTACCTTGTCCGACCAACGCATTACGCAGTTACCTGCCCTTTCGGCTGCGTCTGCGGCGGCCACCGACGTATTGCCTGTTGCCGACGTATCGGCCAGTCAGACCAAAAAGATCACGGTCAAGGATCTGGTAGATGCCGGTCTCGACCTTGTAGATGCCAGCAGCATTGATCTATCAAAACTGGATCAGTCCAGCACCACCAAGATCGGCGCTACTGCCCTTGCTTCTGGCGCTGTCACTGCAGCCAAGCTTGCGGCTGATTCCAGCATTGCGGTTGATACCACCGCTCCTGTTAGCGACAACTTTGAGGGTCGCGGCTACTACAACAGCAGCACCGGCATCCTGAAGGTTTATGCGGCTGGTGCCTACGCGGATGTAAACGCGAGCATCGCCAACGACGCAGTTACCACCGCCAAGATCCTTGACGGCGCTGTAACGACTGCCAAATGCAGCAACCTTGGCGCGGCAGCACTGGCTAACGGTGCAGTCACCTACGCCAAGATCCAAGACGTTTCCGCTACGGACAAACTGCTGGGTCGCAGCAGCGCAGGATCCGGCGACGTAGAAGAAATCACCTGCACTGCAGCGGGTCGGGCACTGCTTGACGATGCTGACGCTGCAGCACAACGCGCCACG